GCAAATAAACGATTTCCTGCTACAACAGCCGTCTTATATCTAGCGTGAGTATTCACATCTGGCGGATATCCAGTATTATGTTCGTATGAAAATGCCTTTGGCGGATCTGTGAATATAAAAGCATTTCCAGAAGTTCTATCTGAGGCATCTGCCCCGCTATTAGTGCCCCCCCATGGACATTCACAGCACTCGTCCTCATTTCCAGACGCAATACCCCCTGATGCATCAATTGTATTTGTCCACACATCAAATGTTTCCGCCTCAGCCTTTTTAGCGCCCTTTTCAAAATCTATTTCAAGTAGTTGGTATAATATTCCTGGGTCATTAGTTTCATCTTCATAGTAAAGCCTAGCACCTGTTACGCGCTTATGAATTCTATATGCTGATCCATCATCGCTATATTCTACACCAATCCAAACAGCAAACTCTTTGGCGGCCGCTACTGTTATAGCCGTTCCATATTTATTTGGTTGAGACTCTTGCTTTACATCATCATATAAGGCTGTAGTATAAAGCTGGATACTTGCACCATCCCATGTAGCATCAGGATTAGCAGTAGAAGCATAATATCCAACATGTAAAACGGGAGCCTGTTCTCCATCAATAGTTATGTCTCCAACACTATAGTTTACCAAAAATGGGTAGGCATAATCTGGAACCACAGTATCGTGATCTATGTTTGCATTATGCTCCACTGGCGGCCTTGGGTGCGCAAATGACGAATACCAATCGGTAAAAGTGCCAATAGTAGTTACATCAGCAAAATTCCTACGCTTTACAACTCCGCGCCATCTAGTCTCTAATACTGAATATATTGTAGAATTATCAATTGCCGCAGATGTAAATGCTCCTGTCATGTTCCGTGCCACATGCATAGATGTACTATCCTCATTGTAAAGTACGACCATCTCTTGACCTGCTATTACAATAGTATCTCCAATTGAAACATGATTTGACGCTGTTGCATCCACTGTTACATCTACATACCCGCCATGCACCAATTCAGCGCTAAGCGCTCCATTAGTCTGCCCTCCATTATCATTGGCTGTAAAATTGCCTGGAGAGACACGCAGAGCTCCTTCGGCTATAAAAAAACATGGCTTAACGCTGCCTGAAAATGATGCATCTGAGGCTACTGCTCCTAGATGGAATTGGTATGCCTGCCACGCATCGCCATCATCATCATAGACATCAAATGTGACATTATCCATCAATACTAAATATTGCGTTGCATTAAGATGCCCATCTTTGTCATAGTCATGCGCAAAGGCGAATATGCCGTATCCAGGCTCTATTGTTATTGTATCAGAACCATTGGCTGCAGAGGGAGTATATGCCCCCTTCATATCACCAAGCACAATTACTGTCCCTGGCTCAGGCTTAAAGCCCTGACATATAGCCAACTCATTATCAGCGATGTCTAACGGATCGACGTATCCGTTAGCACCACCGCTGAAATCGTTTAGTGTGAAGGTTTGCTTAGGCATCTAGGTCACTAAGAACCTTTTTAACCTTTGCCCATGCTTCGTCGTCCTTCTTACTTTTTGTAACTTTGACGGCAATATCACCAACTTTCATTAGTATTGGAATAAGACCGTGCTTCTTTACATACTTAGCTATTGCTATTTTTAACATTCATTTCCCCACTATTTTATAGATTGACTTCTTTATTGAAGTCCAAATGAGATCATCCCACTCAGACGGTGAAAGTGCAACTGCTTTATCAATTGCCATTATTGCTATTACAACATATTCCCAGTTATTCATTAAAAAATCCATGATTTTCTCCTTATAATAATTTATTAATTGTTTTTAAAACTTCTACTTCCTTTGTTTGATCAAATTGGTGATAATTTCACCATAGAGCCTAGTAAGCTCATCCACCCTCTTAATAATATTCTCTATCTTGAGCTTCCAAGATACAGGCGGGTGTGAGTCCCTTTCTAATTTTTCAATTCTCTTAAGTAAGTCATTTTTTCCCATTTCTAAATAACTTTATCATTATATCCTTTATAACATTCATACCAGTCATTGTCTTCTTCACCTCGTCTTTAGCCTCTCTATTGCTATCTATCAGCTTCACTACAATATTGTATAGATTTTTTATGTCTGCAGTTACGTCCTTGGTAATAAACTTGATTAGATACATTAGCGCATACCCAAGACCGATAGCCACTGCAACTGGTATTCCCACTGTCTCTATTATGCCAATAATGTCCATTTAATTTGTCCACGTTTTAATCTCATTTTCTCCAAATTCTATTGTAACCCAACCTGCCCGAACAATAGGATAAAAACTATATCGAGCATAGTCAGCGTACTTTAAAAAACTTCCACCTCGACAGTACCACCTTCTGTGGAGCCTTTCCTCATCTCCATCGACCATAACACTGTCAAGTGGCTTTGCATACAGTTGATGGTTGTGTCCAAGTATAAAAACATCTCCATCGCTATAGACTGCAGCCATCTTATCTAGCTCCAAGTCTCCATTCTTTCCGCCACTCTTTCCATGACCTGATACCATATACCATTTCCTGTCATTAATCTGTATTTCACTGTATCCAGGCATTCTAAAGTATGGAACCATTAATCTGTCTGCCAGAAGTTTGCATACATCAACTCCTAGAAGGTTAACACTTCTAGTCATATCGTGATTGCCACCCCTAATGAACAACAATTTATCTGCAATCTTCTCAATTCTTTTTATAAATGTGAGGTGCTGCTCATCTGGCTCCATCACTTGACCCCTTTGAGATATCTTATAGTTAGGGGGTATGAACTCTATATTGTCACCATTTAAGAACCATCTTGCGTCTGGATCAGAGTCTACCTCCTCTATTAGAGTATTAAACTTTTCATAGTGATGCTCTTTTGCGCCATGATGAACGTCTGTAGCACAATGAATCTTGGTAGCCTTATCGTATGATACCTTGAGAACCTTACCTGGCTCGATATCCATACATGGCTCATCAGTAACTAAGCTCTCATTTGGTGCGTAAAATATCTTTCCACATGATTTGCATTTATACTGATCATTAGTCTTTCTGTTTTTTGCCAGCTCTGTTATGCCGCTTGTACAGTAAGGACATATCATTTTAGATCCTTCTTTATTCTAACCATAATATGCGCAAGTGTTGCTATTCCAATCAGTATCCTGATTATTTCTGGGAGCACATCCCATAGCGTGACTAATATTCCCGCTGTTCCCTCAAAAACTGTTCCTACTGGAGACTTAAATATGTTTTTTAACGTATCCATTATTTTATTCCATAAACTCCTTCCACATCTTCACCCCCCACATTTATTGCTACAATTTTACGCCCTAATAGACTCCAACGCCATTTTCGACATTACCCTTGCCTAAGTGTATAAATGTCTTAGAAATAGCTATATCTTTGAAATAACCGCATTCTATCGCCTTTTGTAGCAATTGAAAGCGTTTATACCTATCTTTCATGCTTATATCTACAGCCTCACCAGTAGAATGCTGACCTCTGGTATTTTTAGATACCTTTGCATTGTAATCACCGCACCTGTAGGCTGAGTTTACTTTGAAGCCAAACCCACATGCAGTTCTTACATCCTGCAATGCTTTCATATATCCTTCATCCATATTGCATTCTCCGCAACAAGGACACTGCATTTCTTTAGTTGTGAAGTTTTTAGTTATTTTCATTACCCACTCTCTGTAAATAAACTGCCATTAGCTAAAGCCTGTGCTTCACTCTTGGTTAGCACACTATTCGCAGGATAGCTTAATGAAGCCCCTAAAGCCACTATAGCAGTCATTTCTCCAGTAAGCATAGAGAAGGCACCCTTAACTATTATTAAGCCCTTATCTAACGATTCTCTAGGAGCACCCAGTTTACCTTTAAATGCAGCCTCTTTCCAAGTAGGTCTATAAGCTGTTGTAGTATCTATCTCACCATCATCATCATAGGTATAGTTATTCCACCCAAGTGTAGATTGTAGTGCTGTTGGTATTTGACTTTCATAAGTTGCCTTATTCAAGCATATATACATTTCATAATTAGCCATTATCTGTGACTCCTTTTACCTGCGTTATAATTTCTT